CACCCTTGTTATTGACCATTCAGGTTGCGTTTATGAACACGGTTTCCCTGAAGACACACCGCAATGGGTGTTGACTGAAGGCAAGGTTGTTGACCCTAAGAAGAAAGAACCGCAACCAATAGAGAAACAACCCTTCACCTGCATCAAATGTCAGGCTGTTTACAAGCCATTCAAGGGGGCTATTGAATGTCCTGAATGTGGCTTTGCACCTACTGCACAAGAAAAGATGGTGCTTATTAAACAAGGCAGGCTTGTTGAACTGCCCAAAGAAAAGACCACGACACAGGACAAGCAGAACTTCTATGCACAGTTGGTCTACCACGCCAGACAGAAAGGCTACAAATCAGGGTGGGCAGATTGGACATTCAAAGAAAAGTTTGGGCATTTTCCACATTCAAAACGTGTGACACCAATGCCTATGGGTGATGAAGTGAAAGGCTTTCTGCATCATCTACGAATAAAAAAAGCCAAATCAAACAGGGGGCTTAGACCATGAGTGATGAAGCACGTGAACAGCAGTTGCACAAACTGCGAACCATTGGTGAAGAACACGCCAAAGCAAAGCAAGATTTAGCCGTGATGGAATACGGCAGGCAAATTCTGCTTGCCGAACTAATGAAAGAATACATGATTAAGGGTGAAAAGACTGCTGCAGCCCAAGACCGTGAAGCACGGGCAGACCCACGCTATAAAGAACACATCGAAGCGTTAGGCATTGCGATCAGTAACGAAGCAAAATGGGCGTGGGAAAAAAAGATTGTTGATATAAACTTTGAACGTTGGAAAACCAACATGATAAACCAGACCATTGAACGAAAGAACTACAATGCCAAAGACTAAGACCAAGCAAGAACGACAGCACATGGACAGCGTGGCACAGTTGGGTTGCATTGCTTGCGCCATGTTGGGTCATCACGACAGCCCTGCAGAACTGCACCACATCAAACATCAAACAGGCATAGGCAAAAGGTCTAGTCATTTTGAAGTGATACCCCTTTGCTATGTCCACCATCGTGGGATGTATGGCTATCACACAAGCCCTGCATCATTTACGGGTGACTATGGTAGTCAAACTGAACTGCTTGAAATGGTGCTTGATGCGTTGGCAATTGATGGGTGCAAGTGTGGTTGTGTAAAGAAAAAGGGTCAGACTTCAATCAAGTCCAACCCTTTCAGTAGAGATAATATCTTTTGGGAATAGTTAGCAGGTGTGATAGTCACGGTGAACCGTGTCGATCTTTAACCCTTCCATATCAACGCTTGCTTTTTCGTCCACCATATCAAGTGCCATTTCTTCTGCTTCTTCTTCACTGTTTGCCTGCACTTGCATTGTAAAGCCTTCTTGATAGGCTATTGCTACACGATACGTTTTCATTTTACAGCCCTTCATCATTAAGTTTGTAACCGTCACCAAATAACACTTCAGCAAGGTTGTAAATGACAGCGAACCCCATGTTCATGCCACAACCAGACACGCCAAGCGATTGGGTCTTTTCTTTGAGTGGGTAGCCAAGCACTTTTGAGATAGCACCAGACAGCCACACTTTCTGCACACGGTTTTCACCTTCTTCAAATACGTCCTTGACCTTGAACGTATAGAAATCAATGTGCCGATACATCCCACTGTTTGACACGTTTTTGACGATATAGAACACGGTGTCATGTTCATTTAGATTGTTCTTCAAGAACTCTAGTGCTTTGTTGTATTCATCTTTTGTTATTTTCATTGTTCCATTTCCTTATATAAAGTTTTTCTGATACGAACCACCACAGCGCAACACTGCCTGCAATCAGTCCAAAGAATACGCCCCACCAATCTGAAGGGGCGGTGTGGTATGACACGTAAGCGACTACGTAAGACACCACACCCACGATAAAACGCCCCATCATTCAGAAGGGGTGATGTTCTGCCACCCCTTCCATTCATTCACCACTTTGATGATAGCGTCAGCCATGTGACCGTTTAGGTGGCTATCGTGACCCAGTACGAATTCAACAGCATCGGCTTTCTGTTGCGGTGATAATTCTTTGCAACGTTCAGCCACTACGATTTCAATCCAAGTGCGGTCAATAACCAAGACAGGTTTATCAGCCATAATATGCCCCTTCCACGTTCAGTTTGTAGTTTGCGTCATCCAAACGCTTGTTGATGATGTCAACCAATTCGTGCATGGCATCCATTTCGTGACCACCAACGTGCCAACAGGTTATGTTTTCAACGGGTGTGCCTTGTGCGCCATTGTAGGCGTGTCCGTCTTTCCAGTTGTAAACGGTGGCGACCTTGCCCGAAGGCAATTCAAACGCCCATTCAACGTCAATTTTGTTTTCAACGTCACGGTGAACGTCAAAGGTGTAATGGGGTTCACCCAGTGCAATCATCAGCGCATCAAATGGCATGATGAATTTGCCTTGTAAGTGTGTGCCACTGGTGGCGGTTGTTTTTTCTAGCATTGTTTCTTCCTTTCTGATTTGCCTGTCTTGTAAATTCCAACCAATGACAGTAGACAAGCGGTCTGCCTTTGGTTGTGCGGTATCAACCAGACCATCAGCAAGGCGGTCAATTTCTTCATCTGACAGCCCTGCGATAGCCTTTGCCATGTCATGTAGGTCAACCACGATTGACCCTGCCCATGTGGTTTGATAATTCCATGATGTTGCCAAAGATGTGTTGATTTAACGGCAAGCCACTTTCTGCATATGATTTGGCTTCATCGTTCCAGTTGTAATCAATCAGCGTCTTCAGTGCGTCCAATTGTTTGCCACGCAATGTCACTGCGTCATGTTCAGGTTTATCCATTGTCTTTCATCCTTTCAGCGATAGCGATGCAAGCACCGCCACCAATTGTCATAATCAGGCCAACACCTGCGACCACTAACATTTCCGCAATTGTGTTGGCTTGTTCCATGCAACGACCATCACAGTCATTGCCACTGCCTGCCATTGCCATGATGCCAAGCACCACAGCAACGACACCGAACCCACGTAATAGCGTAATCATGCCATCACCACACGGTTGAACCATGTATCAATCCAAGTGACTGCTTCACGGCTTACACTGTAATCCGAAACTTCATCGCCACCATCGTTGCCAAGAACGATAAACGCCCAACCAACATCGTTGCCTTCAGCATCACGAAACTTCAATTGTGACTCGTCTACTGACTCCATTGCGTCTTTGATTGCTTTCAAAGATGTTGAACGCTTGACCTGCCATTCTTCACCATCCCAAACGGATACGGTGTAGCCCATGTCTTTGACTGCGTGTTCTACTAATTTAAAATGTGCTTTCATTGTTTCACCTTTCAAGTTGATTAACGAAGGTTAACTATAGCACATCTAAGAATAGACGCAAGGGTATATTTTCAAATGAACACAAGTGCATGATTTCACTAATATATTGCTTTGTGTGTGCTTTACTTTATAATGTGTGTATGAGCGTCAAAAGCCTTACAGATAAACAAAAAGCCTTCATCGACTACTTTAGTCAGTCAGGCAATGCCACACAGTCTGCCATCAAAGCAGGCTACAGCCCTGCGACAGCAGAACAGCAGGCATATGAACTGAAAAAGAAACTGGCATTTGAGATAGACGAAGCAACACGGCAGGCGTTGGGCGGTGCTGTTCCAATGGCTATCGAGAAACTGCAAAGCCTAATCACTGATGACAAGGTAAGTGCATCAGTCAAGCTAGGTGCAATCAATAGCATCCTTGATCGTACAGGCTACCAGACAGTACACAAGGTAGAAGACGTAACCAAGCAACGTACTGATGAAGAACTACAGACAGAACTAAACCACTTGCTTCAGCAATTGCAGGCGGGCGGTCTTGAAGAAGAAACACAACACTAAGCCACATATTGTCCTTCTTACCTATATAGGGGATACACAACACCCCTTGTCTTAGTAGCCCAAAGACCCCCAGAAAAAACGTTGTACCCACACACACACGCACAGTCTGAGCAACCGACAGCATGACGGGGCGCAATGCCTGCGGTCTTGTTAATAGGTGACACTGCATGGCTACTCATTACACATAGGGGAACGACACTGCCCACCACATTGGTTCAGCAGCCCCCGACATCCCACAGCAGGCGCACGAAAGCCACAGCCCAAGCCAGTTTGCGACCCCCCACCCCCCAAAGTTGCCGTCCTTGCCTAATAATAATGCTTCCGTCCGTACAGCGTAGGGCATATTTTGATATTAACTTTCGTTAACTACTTGAACATAGGTTAATATGGGGGTATATTGTTAAGTAATGGGTGATAAAGCGTGGAAACAAAGGGAACGACAAGTGGCTGCTTACTTTGGTGGTGAGCGTACTGCTTTGTCAGGCGGTAATGGCAAGATAACCCGTGCCGATGTAATCCATGACGACCTGTTCATAGAATGTAAACTGCGCCAAAAGCACAGTGTGGTCACATTGTGGGATGACACCAAAATACTAGCTGATAAAGAAGGCAAAACGCCTGTAATTGCGTTATGTGAAAAAAATCGCAAGGGGTTTTGGATTATGGTGCATAGCGATGATTTGGCTAAATTATGAGTGAAGCAGTATTAGCAAGGGCAGTAGAGATTGCCAAAGAATTAGAACACCGAAAAGCGACCAATCGGATGTCGCATTACAAGCCTTACGAATATCAAGTTAAGTTTCACAACACTATTGCACAGCAAAGACTGCTGATGGCAGGTAACCGTATTGGTAAATCGTTTTGTGGGGCTATGGAAATGGCCTACCACCTTACAGGGTTGTATCCTGAGTGGTGGCAAGGTAGAAAATTTACCAGACCTATTAGGGCGTGGGCAGGTGGTGCGTCTAATGAAACGACACGTGACATTTGCCAGAAGGAACTGGTTGGGCAGCCAGACGACCCATCTGCTAGGGGTACGGGGTCTATACCGCTAAAGTTAATTGGCGAAACGGTACGTAAAGCAGGCGTACCTAATGCTATGAATAGTCTTGTTATTAAGCACGTAACAGGGGGTTGGTCACGACTAGCGTTTAAAGCGTATGAAATGGGCAAAGAAAAGTGGATGGGTGAAAGCCTAGACGTTATTTGGTTGGACGAAGAACCACCACAATCTATCTACACACAGTCATTAACTCGTACTGCCGACAAGGGGGGCATAGTCTACATGACGTTTACCCCTGAAAGTGGTATGACAGAAACGGTAGCGCAGTTTGTCAACGACCTTAGAGAAGGGCAAGCCTTGCTTCAGGCAGGTTGGGATGATGCACCGCACATGACACCCGATGTACGTGAGCAAATCCTATCTGCGCTACCACCCCACGAAAGAAAAATGCGTGAA